TTACAGAATGGCCTATTCAGAAGAGTTCATAAAACACCTGGATGAGTTAGCTCATATCTACATCACTGAGTGCTTGTCTCACCAGAAAGAAACACTATCCAACAAAGGAGAGGTGATCATGGTAGCGGATAGACACATCCCTACAATCGATTACTTTCTGAGGATATGGATACCGATCATCAGGAATGAAAAAAGCATTCATAGGGATACCTACTATAGCTGGCTTAACTCTGAGGATAAACTCAAAACCGACACTATAAAAAAGATTGACAACATGTTCAAGTGCCTGGCAAAGGACATTGTAGCTAATGAGGGCAAGGGAATATTCTACGCAAAGAATGCTCTCGGGATGCATGATCGCCAGCAATTAGAAACACGAAATGTTGACAAATTCGATTTTGAGCAGTAACTTAGCAAAAGTTTTATTTCATAAAATCTGATGTGTTAGATTAACAGCGATAGGTATCCGGGAGCGCAGCGCACTGCGCTTTTTTTACACATGGCAACAATCAAAGGATACAAACCACATGATCAGCAGCGAGCGATCCACAATGCTATCAATCAAGGCAGCGAAAAATACTATGCTCTGAATATAGGCAGGCAGTTCGGAAAGACCTTGCTCGGAATCAATCAGCTTCTGTACTGGGCCATCAATGATCCAGGCTGCCAGATAGCTTGGGTTACACCAGTCTACAAGCAAAGCAAAAAGGTATTCAGTGAGCTGGAGAGGGCAGTCAAGAATTCGGGCCTCTTTGAGTTCAACAAGTCTGATCTACGAATCACCGGGTTCGGATCATCAATCGAGTTCTTTTCCGGGGAACGGCCCGACAACATCCGAGGGAATACCTTCCACTACATGGTGGTGGATGAGATGGCCTTTACCAGACCAGAGCTTTGGGATGAGGTCCTGAGTGCAACAGTCATGGTCAAAGGAAAAAAGGTGATATTCATCTCAACACCCAAAGGAAAGAATCATTTCCACAGGATCTGCATGCAGCCTAACTATGATCCCCGGTACAGGTACTTCCACTTCACATCCTATGACAATCCGATGATAGCACCTGAGGAGCTGAATGAAAGAAAGCGGTCCCTTCCGGATCATATCTTCAGACAGGAATACATGGCCGAGTTCATCGACAATGCTTCGGGACTATTCAAGAACATTAAGGACTGCGCTGGCACATGGGAGCGCAAAGGAAAGAATTATGCTGGCCTTGACATTGGTAGGGCTGATGACTACACTGTGTTGACCATCCTAAACGAATCAGGAGAACAGATCTATCTTAACAGATGGAGGCATGATGAGTGGTCCAGGATCATCGATAAGGTGGCTGATATCATTAAGCAATACCAAGCGGTGACACTGATCGAGGTCAATAACCAGGGTGACATATTCTATGAGATGCTATCTGGCAAGATGCGTAACCTAGTGAATCCATTCACTACCACATCAAAGACCAAGCCCATCATCATTGAGGACCTTGCCCTGGCATTTGAGCAGCGTGATATCAAGATCATGAATGAGGCATGGTTTATCGATGAGCTTGAGAACTTTACGTATATTTACAATCCGAATACCAGGTCTGTTCAATACTCTGCTCCTGTCGGGCTGCATGATGATGGAGTCATCTCATTAGCACTGGCATGGCATTGCAGAAAGAACTACAGCAAACGTGGACAATACAAAATACTCAGAGCATGATCATTCAAGCTAACTATCCAAAGACGATCAAGGAATGTACACCTGATCAGTTAACCAAGTGGTTAATCCTGGCACCCGTTATCCAGGATGCAGATAAGTCATTCACACGGATGCTTGACTTCCAGGTGCAGCTGGTGAGCATATTTACCGGGCTTCCTGTGAACAAAGTGAGAAAGGTCCATGTAGATGATATCCTCGCAGCAAGCACAGAACTACTGAAGATGCTATCTGAATACAGGAACAAGGAGCCATCAGAATTCATTGAGGTAGATGGTAAGCGGTACCGATTCGAGAAGGACTTCAACCATGTTGAGACCGGTCAGATCATAGACATGAAGCTCATTGAGGATGTCTCGTCGAATCCATGTGAGGCATTGGCTATATGTTACATCGAGGAAGGCATGACCTACTGCCAGGAAGATGCCAGGGGAAAGGTGCTGAATCCGAATAAGAAACGGGAGGAGATATTCAAGAGGGCATTCCCTGGAGATGAATTTCTGAACTTCTTCGCTTTTTTTTTGCGAGAATCAGAGAAGCGGAAGCTCGCTATATTGGGGATACAGATAGCGAGAGTGATGAGTCAGAATCAGACAATGCACAAGAAGCTCCTCGAGACAGCGAATGGTTTACATGGACAAGAATCCTCCTCAAGCTGGCGCAAGAGCTTGGCAAAGATGTGGACACTATCACCCGCCAGCCGTACGTAAAAACTCTGTTCTGGATGAATTACTTCAAGCTCAAGTCAGAACAAGATTACATATTACAACGACATGGCTAATGATCTGGACTTTCTTGAATCTGTAGGGTTTTCTCAAAGTGATTTGAGTGAGCCTCAGACAGCATATGACAAGTTCATCATAGGACTTGCTAATGAGGTGATGGTCCAATTCAAGGACTACATCACAGAGAACGCAAGCAATACAGGAGCCATGGCAGCTTCCGTAGTTTATTTTCCTACCGGAACCATGTCATTTGAGATTCAAGCGGACGACTACTACAAGTTCCAGGATCAGGGAGTCAATCCAATAGGCCAGCAAAAGTATCCAACACCATATCAGTTCAAGCTGCCGTATGTGACTAAGAATCACGCACAAGCTATCAGAGAATGGAAAGGATACGACATGAGTCATGCCTATGCATCGGCAGCAGCTACCAAGTTTAAATATGGACTCAAGCCTCGCAATATAACAGACAACGTGATGACCGATGATGTACTGAACAGGATAGCCAATGATCTGGCAACAGTCACCGGTTTAATGTTTGAGGTCAGCTTTACTAAAAATACAAGAACATGGCAATAACGATAAGAAGGGAGCCTACTGATTTTGATACAGCATGCAACCCTGTAGAATGGACATTTGAATCTGACCAGACTGCTCAGCCAAATTTCAGCTTTATCGTTGAGCTGTACATTGATGCTACTCTTCATTCAACTCATGAGGTGTTCCCCGAATCGGCCAACACAGGAAAGTTCAATGCTCAGACAATCACAAGGGCAGCAGCTCTGAATAATGCATTCACCAGGAGTGATCTTGACCTTGATACATTTGTGAATTACGAATGGTCAATAACGATTTACGAAAAATACGGGACTCCTCCTGTAGCTGATCTTGGATCCGCTGAATCATCGCTCGGTACTTATCTTATCAACGGAGCTTTCAGACAATTGAAATGGATTGACTGGGACTATCAAGACTACTCTATTTATCCTGGAGGAAAAACGAATCTATTCTTGACTGATTTTCCAAGGAACAGGAAGGATATGATCGGCATCACAGAGAGTAAATTCTTGAGCATCATCAATTCGGATGATACTGCATGTGATGCTGATGTAGTTCTGTATGATATCACAGGATCCGTGGTAGCATCTGCCACATGGAACACAGGACTATGGAAAGCACCAATGCTTCAAATCGGTCCTGATGTATTGATTCCCGAAACATCACTTACTACTTCTAACTTCAGCAATGCATACAAGTACACTGTGAAGCTGACCAGACTCACAGCTCCTTTGAAGGTATCTGAAACATATACTTTGTACATGGATCACGGGTGCGAAAGATATACAAGGCACAGACTTCATTGGCTGAATAAGTACGGAGCATGGGACTCTTTTACCTTTACATTGGTATCGGATGATTCAAGCGATGTGACCAGCAATAACTATCAGAGAGATTCTGGCGTGTGGGATGGAAACGATCACAACTATCTAATCAGAACAGGATCACAGATGACCATGAGTAAGTATTCAGTTGATAAGATGCTACTCAATTCAGATTGGATTCATGAGGATGTACAGCAGTGGCTGGTCCGTGAGCTTTACGAATCACCAAGGGTATACCTACAGCTACAGGATGATGAGCCTGTGGCCTCTGCTCTTGTATACGAACCTGTGAATGTGACCAATGCAAGCTACTTACTTAAGCAGCGCAAGAAGGCAGGACTCATCCAGGAGCAAGTACAGATCACAAGAACTTACACAAGGGTTTCTCAATTAGGATAAGATGGAGCTGTACATTAACGATTTCAAGGTAGACATCAATGAGAGGCTTCCATTTCCGTTGACCTACAGCATCAGCGATATCAAAGATCTGAGCGCAAGGAAAGGGAATAACTCTAAGACCATCAACTTACCAGGTACCAAAGGGAATCTGTTCCTGATGTACAATGCTTTCAGCTTATCGGTGACTCAATCAATCACCGGTGATGTCAGCTCCTTTGACTTTGATCCGTCGGTAAAGGTATCTGCCAGGTATTATGAGCAGGGCCTATTGCAGTTCAACGGATACTGCCAGCTCACAGACTGCGAGTATTTGAATGGTGAGTGGTCCTTCAACGTGGTGTTATTCAGTGATCAGATTGACTACGTATCAAGGCTGTCCAAGATCAAGATCAATGAGCTTGACTGGAGCGAATACAACCATGACTGCACCCGTGACAATCAGACTGATTCATGGGCAGGAACTATCCAGGTGAATGGCACCCCGACAAGCAATAAGTCTGGAGCCAATTGGGATGGCCTTGGGTATTACTATGGGCTTATCGATTACGGATTCAACAGAGCTGATGCGTATACGTTCAACGTTGAGCATATAGCTCCTCAGGTGTTCTGCTATGACATCCTAAAGAAAGCATTTGAATACTGCGGCATCACCTGGACATCTACATTCCTGGAATCGCAGACCTTCAAGCGTATGCTCATGGCATACCAGGGAGGAACATTTCCGGAGATCACTGCTGCTGAAGCTACGGCACTGTCAGCCTATACTGATGAGGAAAATAGAGCAGGCGGTTACATCATGAATACGGGCATCTCACTTGATGGTCCATGGCAGACAATCATCGGAGGAGGTGGATCACGCAAGGCAGACTACGCATTCACAGCGAATGTGCAGCCTGTGTGGGTAGATACTGTTACTGATCCGTCATCACAGGTAACTCAAGAAACTCCTTTCAAGTTTCAAGCAGCTCAGACAGGACTCTACACAATAGACTATTCTGGTGACCATGATGTAACCTTTGACTTTACCATAGCAGGAGCAACTATCTTGGATGCACATTTGAGATTCAAGCTCAGATTGTTGGTCTACAAGAATGGATTCAATATCGTTAATGACATCGTATACCAGGGTGATCTTGACAATGCAACTGGAGATGTGATTGGGACCATCTCATTCAACTACACTCGACAGATTGATGTGACCATCAACGATGTGATACAAATGAATTATGCTGTAGTGATTGAGGATAGTGATGTGGTAGTGAGTACGATCCCATCATCATTCAGTACAGTGTTTAAGATTGCCAACGTGAATGCTACCATGAACATTCTCAAGAATGCTCAGGCATTTGCTCCAGGATCAACGATCAATCTGAGTGACTTCCTTCCGGATATGGATGCAGCAACATTCATGAAGGGATTCGTTACAGCATTTAATCTCTATGTGAAGCCATCTGTGGATGATCCAACTATCCTTGAGATTGAGCCACTGAATGACTTCTATGAGGATGCATCGACAGCATTGAACTGGACTGATAAGCTGGACTACAGCAGATCACTGAAGGTGACTCCAACAATCAACTTTGCCAGCAGTGCATATCAGTTTAAGTTCGCTGATGATACTGATTATTTCAATACAAGCTACCAGGATGACAGAGGAGAGCAGTACGGATCATTCATGCTTGAGTCACAGAACCAGTTCAGCAAGGACACTACTGAGTTCACTCTGCCATTCGCACAGAAGCTCCTTGTCAATATTCCCGTTGATGATGTGACTTACACAGGGATCGTTGTCCCGAGATCATTCCAAGCAAAAGTCAATGAAGATGGGACATCATCCATCAACGTGCAGAAAGGTAAGCCATTTGTAGTGCAGCTCGGACCAATGACAACGGCAGATTGGAATCACGTTGATGAGAATGGGGTGCTACATGCTGAGAGTAGCTATCCATATGTAGGGCATCTTGACAGCTTGACTTCACCGACATTTGACTTTAATTTCGGGGTACCTGATTACATCTACTATGATGGAGCTAGCTACACCACATCGAATCTGTATTTCTATCATGAGACTTTCATGAAGGAGATCGTTAGTAAGTTCGGGAAGCAACTGACTTGCTACATCAAGATCACTCCAGACATGATCAATCTCTTGGACTTTAAGAAACTTATCAACATTGATGGGATAGTATACAGGCTTCAGAAGATAGAGAACTGGGACTCAGGCAAGGATCAGACTACGATGGTGGAACTGATTCGCATAATAAAGGGAGAAGGATTGGCAGCATTCACCAACATTCCTCCATTCAATCCGGAGATCGGAAGAAACTGGAGAGTGATAGAATCTGGATCAATGCTTCTCGGAATCAGGGAGACTGAGGATGGACAACTAAGAACAATACAATAACTATGGCACTTTGGGAAGAATTACTGGTAGCAAGCCAGGGGACAGTGATCGTGAATGACACAAATGAAAAGACAATCAGCTATGATGCGATCTTCGTTTTGGAAGATACAGTATTCAACAGCATTAAGGTGGCTGGAGTGGATATCAAAGCTGAGTTAATAACTACACCCGCAACAGCGGTAAAAGCTGGAGCGATGATCCGATGCACTGGAGCGCGTAAGTTCTCAGCGGTAGATTTGACATCAGGATCTGTAGCTTTAATTTTGTAAGATGTACGGGTACGGATTCTCAATGTTTATGAACAGCGTTCAGTCTACTATCAAGGCTGCTGCTTCGCTGTTCTATAGACTCACTGAGGATGGAGTGAATAGATCAACAGAAGATAACCAACAACGAATAACAGAAGAATAATGGGAGTAAAGATATCAGGCTTAACGGCCAAAGGAGCAGCGTTAGCAACAACAGATTTAATTGAGATATCTCAAGATGCTGGAGGAGGAACATATGTTTCACGTAGTGTAACAGGAGCCAATATAAAATCACTTGCTCAATCAGGACTTCCTGCTGAGATCGTGGTAGCTGCTTCAGATGAGACTACTGCTTTAACTACAGGCACTGCAAAGGTTACTTTCCGTATGCCACACGCAATGACTTTAACAGGTGTACGTGCTTCACTTTCTACAGCTCAGACTTCGGGTAATATCTTTACGGTTGACATTAACGAAGGCGGTACTTCTGTGCTATCTACAAAGCTGACTATTGACAACACCGAAAAGACATCTACAACGGCTGCCGCTGCTGCGGTTATTTCAGATAGTGCTTTGGCAGATGATGCCGAGATAACAATAGACATCGACCAAATAGGTGATGGCACAGCTAAAGGATTGAAAGTAGTATTGATTGGTACAAGAGCGTAAGACTATGGGATTTATAATTAATCCATATCAAGTACAGCCAGGAGTTCCTGCATTCACGGGAATACTTGACACATATACAGGAGCTGCTGTGGCTTATTCGTTGCGTAGATTGGCAACTGCATATACAGGGCCATTGATTCGTGTTAGACGTAGTTCAGACAACACAGAGCAGGACATAGGATATACTTCGGGAAATGTACTTGACGAATCTGCATTAACTTCTTTTGTAGGTGCAAACAATGGCTTTGTAACTACTTGGTATGACCAAAGCGGAAATGGGAAAAATTTGACACAATCCACCGCAATAAATCAGCCAAAAATAGTAAATTCTGGTTCAATTTATTTTGTTAATAGTAAACCATCTATTTACAACAATACAACTACTGCAAGATTAATTGAGAATACGATAAACCTATCTCAGCCAATTACAACATTTACAGTATTAAAGCCAGATAATAAAGGTTTTAATATTTATATGGATGCCTATAACACCAGTAATAGGTTCTATATTGCAAGAGGATTTTCTTTAAATTCGTTTTCAGCATCAACAGATTTAAATTTTGACACTTTTAACACAAACCAAGTTATACTTACTGTGTTAGCAAATTCAACAACTTCAAAAACTTATGTAAATAATACACTATCAAATACTGGAAGTGCTGGTACAAATGGATTAAATGGGATATCTTTGTTTGATATTAGAGGCGCAACTCCAGTTATTGGGGGGTATGATTATGATGGATATGCACAAGAATTGATAATATATCCATCTAATAATGATTCAAATTCAAATAATATTCAAAGTAATATCAACACTTTCTATTCTATCTACTAATGCAAGTTACAGGCTATAAATACGACACAGAACAGGCAGCTATTAACGCAAGAGAAGCGTGTGATATTTATTACGGGATTCCTGTTTCACCTGATGACGTTACACAGAATTGGGTAGAATATCAAGAGGCAAGTTTAAATACGCCTGTATTTTGGTACATAAGACATGATGATTCACTTGATGTAGTTTTGGGAATACCCGAAACATTTGATGTTGAAACTCCGCCTTTTCCACCAATTAACTAACTTTAATCGGGCAGCATGACTGCCCTTTTTTATACAACGACATGGCAAACAAAGAAGCTGTATTTTCTCTAAGGGTTGATACCGGTAACTCGGTACAGGATGTCCAGTCTTTTGACAAGGCAGTAAACAGTCTGAATAAGGATCTCAATGCTGTCGATAAAACAGCGAGCAGCCTTGATGGAATCGATGACTTTACTCAGCGGATGAATGAGCTATCTGCAAGGATAGAAGCTGGAGGTCTTACAATGCGAGACATGACTCAAGTCATGAAGCAGTACCAGACTATCGCAGCTCAAGCTGGCATGGAATCACCTGTAGGACAGCAGGCATTGCAAGCTGCTGCACAGCTCAAGGATGAGATCGGTGATTTGAAGGCTGCTACTACTGCGCTATCCTCAGACTTTGTGGCCCTTGATACTACACTCGCAGGAGTGGAGACAGGAGCTGCTGTGTTTGAAGGATTCCAGAGTGCTGTGGCCTTGACTGGTGTGGAGAGTGAGCAGCTCATGCAGACCATGGTTAAGCTGCAAGCTGTACAGGGTGCAGTGAATGCTGTTAATACCATTGCTAAGAATCTAAACTCGGATGCTATCCTGGGGATTCAATTAAGGAATGGACTTGAGAAGATTAAGACTGCACTCACTGTTGAGAACACTGTAGCTACTGGAGCTAATGCAGGAGCCACTGTTGCTATGACTACAGCACAGAAGGCAGCAACTATTGCAACTAACTTAGGAACGCTGGCCATGAAGGCACTCAATGCGGTGATCAAGGCGAATCCTATTTTCTTGCTTATCGGTGCGCTCGCTGCTGTTGCCGGAGCTTTCATTGCATTCAGTGACAATTCTGAAGAGGCTAAGAAATCAAATGAGGAATTCACCAAGAGCCTGGAGAATTCAAGAAGAGCAGCGGATGATTCATTCAATGCATTGCAGAAGCATCTTGATCAGAGAGTGAAATTGCTTGAGGCATCAGGTGCTAAAGATTCAGAGATCACAAAGCAACAGATTGCCAACCTTGAAACACTTGCCAAGGCCCGACAAGATGATCGTCAAAAGGAGCAGTATGCTTTCCAGAATCTGCGTAAGCGATACAAGCAAATGCTTGACCAGGGCAATGAGGATGAGGCATCAGCTATACGTGAGCAATTGACTCAATCCCGTGAAAGATATTCATCTCTTAGCAGACAGGCTGCGGATTATTACAAGGATATTAAGTTCCAGCGTGAACTTGACCTTGCCGAGAACAAGAAAAAGGTAGAGGACAATGCCAAGAAGGTAGCTGAGAATGCTGAGAAGGTACAGAAGGATAGAGATCAGAAAGCAAAAGAGGCAGCCAAGAAAGCAGCGGACCAGCGCAAGGAGGATTTGAAAAAAATTAAAGAGGTAGAGGATGCGTTCAATCTATCAATGCTTTCAAATAAGGAGCAGGAGATTGCAGCAGAACAGAAAAAATACAATGATCTCATCGCACTTGCTGTAAAGAATGGCCGTGACACCACTACTTTAAAGCTGGCATTGAAGAATTCACTCAATGATATCGAGGCCAAATACGGACAGATGGAGCTTGATCTTGCGGATAAAATAGCTAAAGAAAAACGGGATAAGGATATCGCTGAATTCAATAGAAAAGAAGCTCTCAGAAGGGAAGAGATTGCAATGGAGGAGGCTTTCTTTGATGAATACAATGCAGCTTTATTGACTGCTCAGCAAACAGAGGAGCAAGCGGTAACGGATAAGTACTTTAAACTCATCGAGGGAGCCAAACAATATGGCCTTGATGTCACTGCCCTGGAGAAACAGATGCAGGAAGAGATCGATAAGATCCAGAACAAGCATAATGCTGACAGGCTTCAGAAGATGCTGGACAATGCGCAGTTCATCTATGATCAATTCAGCGCACTGAATCAGGCATTCAATGATCTACAGAATGCAAGGCTTCAGAACATGCAGACTCAAGCTGATAAGGAGCTGGCTGTACTTGATTCAAAGTACAAGTCTGATGTGGAAGGGCAGAACCTTACAGCGGATCAGAAGCAAGCTATCGATGAGAAATATGCACAGGCCAAGTATGCTATTGAGCTGAAGCAATTCCAGGAATCTGAGAAGATCAAGAAGCAACAATTCGAGAGAGATAAGGCCCTACGTATTGCACAGGTAGCTATCGACACAGCAACTGCTATTGTTAAGGGTATCGCTCAGTTCGGTCCTCCTCCATCTCCTGCTGGTATCGCTGCCATTGCATCTGCTGCTCTCATTGGAGCTACACAGATAGCAGCTATCGCAGCACAAAAGTATCAGAGTGGAACAGCTCCGAGCTTGGGGACTGGTGGCGGTGGATCTATTGCAGGAGCATCAGGTACAGAACTTGGTGGAGCTGGCACCAATGCGAATCTGAATACACAACAAACCAACACAGCGGATCTGATAGCTCAGAGCAATGAGGGGACTCCTGTGTACGTTCTTGAGTCTGACATCACAGGCACTCAGAACAAGGTAGCTATGCAGAATAAACTTAGCGTGTGGTGATGAACTTCCATGTATCCTTGTTTGCCATGAACTGATCGGATATACTGAAGCAACCATAGAGGTCAAGGAATTCCTTGGCCTTTTTTTTGTCCTTGGCAATCTTGATATTTTCACCTGGTGAATGTGGTACCTGGTAGTAATTCAGATACATGCTCTTGATAAAATGATTATGCCCGGACCATGTGATGGAATCGAATAACTCAATGAGCTTGTCGCTGTTCATCATGACTGGAGCATGGCATTCAAAGTTAATAGTAGTGCAATCCATAGCTTTCAGCGCATCCATGGTGTTCTGCATTGCTTCCTGGTAGGTAGGTGCATGCCTATCATTGATCAGCATTGATCCACATGATAGCACTCTGTTTGGATCGAACTGCGGACCAAGAAAGAAATCATCATTCATGTAGATGAAATCTCCTCCTATGATCGAGGCGAAGGTCAGTATCTTGTGAGTGACATCGCATCCCCGGATGGATGATCTGCTGCGAGGTTCCAGATTGATGGTGCCAGGGACATGATCTCCGACAACATAGATCTCTGCATCGGGATAAACATTCAAGGCCCATCGGATGGACTCATTGATACACTGATCATCACGCAGTCTTTTGTAAGGGTATACGAATCTCATGAAACAAAATTACATATTTAACTATGAAAAGAGAACTGCCTGTATATGAGATCTACATTGATCTGAATGAAGAGGAGACAACTGTATCATTCAATTCCCTTGTGGCAGATCCTGCGCATGAGATAAGCTACCAGACTTTCAGCAAGGTGAAACGCTACCAATTCAATGAGGAGGAGCGAGTGATCACGGGTGTAGCTATTTCAGCAGATACTCCGATCTACAGATATGACGATAAGACCAAGGAGGAATACTACGTGGTATTCACCAAGGATGCTATTAAGAATATCATCGTTGACTATGCAAGAAAGCAGAATTTCAACAACGTTAATCTGAATCACAATCCTAACCAGGTGGTAGATGGTGTATACATGATCCACAGCTACCAGGTAGATGAGGCCAAAGGATTCACCAAGCCCGAAAGATTCCATGATGTGAATGATGGATCCTGGATCGTTAGCTACAAGGTCATGAATGATGAGGTCTGGGATAAGGCGAAATCAGGTGAATGGTCAGGCTTCTCTGTGGAGGGTTCTTTCTTCCTACAAGATACCGGAAGAACTACGGAAACGGAAATGATGAACCAGATATTCAAGGCCCTTGAGGATCTGCGTGGAACAATAAAGCATATTAACAAAAACAAAAGATAGATGAACGAGAATTTCAAAAAAGTAATGGATGCCATTGCCGACATGAAAGCAATGTTCTCAGGTACTGCTGAAACAACAGAGCAGAACTTCTCTGAGGCTTTGCTCATGGATGGTACTGCTATCGCTTACGAAGGAGAATTAGCTCCAGGCACACAAGTATTCATTGTGGCTGATGGAGAGCAGATTCCTGCACCAGAGGGTACACATGCACTTGGTGGGGAGTTTGAGGGCTTAAGCATTGTTGTTGATGCAAGCGGTGTAATCACAGAGGTTATCGATGAGAGAGCTACTGAAGATGCTGCATCAAGTGACTTTGAAGCTATCGATACAGATGAGATGCCAGCAGCTCTTGAAAAAGCTACTGAGGTAATCGCAGAAAAATTGAATATTGAGATGGGTGAAGCATATGATATTGCTACGGCAGTGATCGCAGCTATCAATGCTCAAGAGCTTAATCAAGAATCAATGAGTGCAGCCGATGTTGAGGCAATCGTGACAACAAAGATGGCAGCATTCTCTGGAGTGGTCGAATCACTTGGAGAAATGCTTCAGACTATTGTGTCCGACAATGAATCACTTCGCACTGAAATGTCTGCAATGAAATCAGAATTCGATGCATTCAAAGCAGCTCCTTCAAATAGCACAACAGAAGGCGAAAAATTCGCAAGGGTTACGAGTACCTTAACATCTCGTCAACAATTTTTAAAATCACAAATCAAATAAAAACAGAAAATCATGAGTTTAAAGAAATTCATTAAGCAAAAATTCGACTATGATGTGTCAGGATTGGCAGCATACGTAGACGAGCAAAGAGAAGACTTGATCACCAGATCAGTAACTGAAGCGAAAACACTTCGCTACATCTCTATCCAAGAAGGAATCAAAGGATCTCAAGAGATCAAACTTCTTGATGACACATTAACATACCAAGCAGGAGACTGCGAGATGACACCATCTGGAGACACTGTCTTCACTGATCGCGCTATCGCTGTTGAAACTCTTGGTTATATGAAACGTTTCTGTCAAAAAGATCTTGATGGATTCTGGACACAATTAGCATTGCGCCCAGGTGCATCTGCTGAAGACAAGTCTCTTCCTTTCGAGGCACAAATCACAAACTACCTTTTGACTCTTCATGCTCTTGAGCTTGATAAATTGATCTGGAGAGGTAACAAAGCTACAGGTACTGGGAACCTTCAGTGGATGAACGGATATCGTCAGTTCTTGACTACAGCTAACGGATGTGTTAACTTGAATACTTCATCTACTGCGAGCATCGATGCATCAAATGCTTACGATGTATTCTATGAGTGCTTCTCTAACACACCTGAATCTGTTGCTGAATCAACTGATTTCGTATGCTTCACAGGTCGTGAGAACTTTAACTTCTTGATGAAGAACTTGGTAGACTTGAATTTCTTCCACTATTCTCCAGCACAAATCTCTACAATGGAAGAGATCATCGTGCCAGGAACAGACATGCGAGTAGTGAAAGTTCCAGGATTGAACACTTTGGATAACATCTACACAGGTAAAGCATCTCATTTCGTATTCGGTACTGACTTGGTATCTGACTTCGATTCTTACGATTTGTTCTATTCTCAAGATGACGATGTAATCTATGTACGTTCTAAATTCCGTGCAGGGGTACAGGTTCCATTCTTGGATCAGATCGGTGTGTGGAACGGAACAGGTTCACCTAACTAATTGAATTAACCGGGG